TACGGTGAGCTTACCGCAAAACGTAGGCAAGCCGAGGAACAGCTTAATGCTCTGAAGCAGGAACTAGTCAAGCGGGATACGCAGAAGGATCCACTGGAAACTAAGAAGATTGAAAACAATCCTTTTGGTGACATTGATACGGTGGAGAAACTTCAAGCTAAAGCCAAAGAAGTAGACGAGGCCATTGAGTGGGCAGAAGATATTCTGTGGGTTAACGAGCACCTCGGTGCCGAAGACATTGTAACCACAATTGATGGCAAGGACTACACTAAGGCGCAGGTGCGTAAGGTTATGCGAGACTCTCAAAAGGCTCGCAAGGACTTCCTCCCGGCTCAACTTGCAGAGGTTAATGCCCGTCAGAATCGCGTTGCTGTTAAGCAGCAGTTTGCGGAAGCGATTAAGACAGAGCTTAACTGGATGCAGGGCGATGACAACGATGTGCGGAAACAGTACGAAATCCTGAAGGAGAGTCCTCTTCTCAAGCAGGCAATGAAGTCTGTTCCCGATCTGGAGCCATACATGGAATACATGGTGGCCCACGCAGCAAACTCGATTTACGGGCGCAGGCCCATTGTCGAGTCAAAGCCGTCTGCGCGTCTTAGTCCTCCTTCCATGCAGGCAAGCAGCTCTGCCCAGAGCGAGCAGCCTGAGACACGCGCCGTCAAGGCCGTGAAAGACATTCAGCAACGGTTTAGCTCATCTGGTGCTACGACGGACTTCATTGCTCTCCGCGCCCTACAGCATTCTAAACGTAAATAGTAATTATTCATCATGGCCTTTTCTAATACATTCGACACAACCAATCCCGGTTCTGGTGTCTCCAACCGTGAAGACCTCACGGATATCCTGACCATCCTCGCTCCCGAGGAGACCCCCGTCCTTTCGTCTGCTCCAAAGAGCAAGGCGAGTGCGACATTCGTTGAGTGGACAGTTGACAGCCTCTCGGCTCCGGTTACGACCGGCGTTGCGGAGGGTGCCGATGTCACCTCCTTTACCGACAAGTTCAGCGGTCGCGCTCGTCTGGGCAATTACGTCCAGAAGTTCCGCCGCGACTTCATGGTTTCTGATCTTCAGAACGCCGTGGAGTCCGTTGGTCCCGCCAAGATTGCCCAGGCTGAGGCCAAGGCTGTCCGCGAGATCAAGCGTGACGTGGAAGCGACCCTGTGCTCCACAAATGATCGCTCGGCTGAAGACGGTGCTGGCACCGTTTACGGTCTGCGTGGTCTCGGTGACTGGATTGACTCGGCTGGCCCATCGGACGTTCCGGCGGCTTACCGCACTCCTGCTGCCTCGATTCACTCCTCGGGCTCCCTCACGGAGAGCGCGTTCAATGACCTCATCACGTCGATCTATCGCGTGACTGGCACAACGAACAACCTCACGCTGGTTGCTGACACGGCTCTCCGCCGCGTCATTGCTGACTACGCCCGTACCTCCGGCAGCACCAACACGGTGTACCGTCAGGTTACACAGACTGCGGACAGCAAGACCATCAAGCTCGCGGTTGAGATGTACGAGTCTGACCATGGTATGGTCAGCATCGTCAACATGAACCCTGACTGCGCTCCAGACACGGTTAACAAGGACAGCGGCTATCTGGTCAACCCCGACTACTACGGTGTGGCGGAGCTGATCGGCCTCGGTTCGACCCGCCTGCCAAACCTCGGTGGTGGCGAGCGTGGTTATGTTGACACAACCCTCACGCTGCTGGTCAACCATCCCGGTGCCCACGGCAAGATCACGGTCCTCAGCTAATAAATCAAATGCCACAACTGACAATTAACGAGTCCGCTGGTACGCTTATCAACTATGTTGCTAAGCTGTCCTTCACGGATCTTCAGGCCATCGGCAACGGTGGTCAGAAGAACCTGTTCAAGCTCCCGGCTGGTTCCGGTGTTCTGTCCTGCGTAGTCTGGGAAAAGACAGCCATTGTTGGCTCGACTTCTCTCGTGATCGACGTTGGCACAACCCTGGCCGACCCTGACGAGTTCATTGACGCTCTTGACGTTGACGCTATGACCGCGCCCGTCGCCAACACTGGCGATGCGTTCGTTCAGGCTGCTGGTACAACGACCATCGCGGGTGGCGTTCTGCCGGTCAAGATGGTTGCTACGGCCACCCCGGTTGTTATCGAGGTGAACGATGCGGCTATTGCTTCCATTACGGCTGGTGAGATTGTGATCGCCCTTCAGGTGATCGACTTCTCCCGAGTCTAAGGAATCAGGAGTCTGTTATAATGGGGGCCACCTATACGGGTGGCCCCTTTTTTATGGAGTTAATTACATCGTTTCCCAAGTACCACGACGGGCAGATTCATGATGCCCTGATTCGTGAGATTAAGACTGGCATGCAGCTAAAGAAGGAGATGGAGAAAGCTAAGGAGATGCAGGCTGCGGAGCAGGCTCGGGAGCGTGTCCAGAAGAAGGATTTGCCCGGTCTGGGTCGTTGCATTGGCGTTATCCCTGAGTGGGAGTTCTTCCGCATGCAACAGAAGTATGGCCACAAGGAGCTGCATTCCCGCGAGTTCATGAAGTATTTCCAGAAGAAGTTTCCCCATCTTTCGCCCAATAAACTGTGACCAATAGAACCTACACTGACCTGTTTAGTTTGATTAGGTCGCTTTGCGGCGTTTCAAACTTTACGAGCAACGAGCAGACCAGCATCCTGAACTTCGTAAACCGCCGTATTCGGCAGGCTTACGGGTCTAGTCAGGTGTGGCCTCGTTACATCGTTGGGGCGCAGGCGCGTCCTGCGGTCAATGGGGTGATTGCCAGAACCTTTACCCCATCGAGCAAGTCGATTACATCAGCGTCACGCAGCGGCACAACGGTTACGGCTGTGTGCTCTACTGCGGTGGACTTCGTTGATGGGATGTACGTTACGGTTGCTGGGTTGTCTGGAACGGTTACGCCTAATGGTACGTTTCAGGTTACGGGCGTTGACACAACAACGGTGACCAATGACACATTTACATACGAGCTGACCACAGGGACAGGCAGCGAGACGTACACAGGCAGCGGTACGGTTATTGCGGTGGCCATCCCAGATATTGAGTCCTTTAACCGCATTTGGGCAAACAACCCCCTGAACATCGTTTCCGCGAACGAGTACGAGTTCTATGTGGACTTCGATGGGGCGCACGTCATTAACAACTACAGTAGCCTTGACGGCTTCTGGGTTGGCTTTATTAAGGCTTCTGGCGTACCATTTACGGTAAACTCCACGGACATCCCAGACGAGTATTTCCAGTATGTGGCCCATGCGGCTTACGCCGACTTCCTGCGGATGGATGGCCAGATTGAAAAGGCTATGGCGGAGGAGCAGGTTGCCCAGCAATACCTAATGATAGAATTGGAAAAGGCAGAGACACAGAGGAACAACAATTCGCTTTATCGGCGCATCTCAACATACATCTCACGTCAGTCGCGTTAATTTATGGCTAACACATTTTCAGTTAATCTTTACCCAGTCCCCACGCAGGGGGAGACCGACCAGCGGCTTACGGTGTCAACTGCTGCCGTGAGTTTTGCGTCCACGTTCTACAACGAGAACACCAAGTTTGTTTTTGTTGATGTCCAGGGTGCCGACATCATGGTTACGTTTGATGGCTCTACGCCGACTGCCAGCAATGGGCACCTGTTTAAGAGCGGGTACATGGACTTCTGGTCTGCTCGTCGGGCTGATGCCGCTAAGATGATCCGCGCCGCTACCACAGATGCTGCTGTTCAGGCTTCACCCTTTACCGTCTAAAGATCATGGCTAACGCACGCATCGTAAATACACCGTCTCAGGCGATTGCCCAGAACGGTACCATTCACAGGCAGAACACAATTGGGGCTGCTGCGGAGAACGTACTTAATTGGTCGCTAAATAGCGGCACAACCCATGTTCTTGTTCAGATTGGTGGGGCGGACATTCGTGTTACCTTTGACGGAGTGACAGACCCGACGGCGAGTATTGGTTTCCGTATGCCTTCTGGAAGTTCAGCGTATTGGACGCGGCAAATGGTTACAACAGCAAAGGCCATTCGTGAGGCATCAACCGATGCCGTAATCGAGGCACAAGAGCTTAACTACCTGTAAAATGGACGTCTTCAAAACCCTGCTGCTGGACACGCCTGACTCGCTTAATGCGATTACGGGCACCCTTCAAATTGCTAACGGTGGCACAGGTGCTACTGATGCAGCAGGGGCGCGAGACAACCTATTGCCCGATTACACGGGTAATGTCGGCAAGGTGCTTACCGTTAATTCGGGAGCCACGGATGTTGAGTGGACAACCAATGGCGCGGGAACGGTTACAAGCGTGGACGTTTCTGGTGGAACAACGGGGCTTACGACCAGCGGCGGGCCTGTTACGAGTTCTGGTACGATTACTTTGGCTGGCACGTTGGCGGTTGCCAATGGCGGCACGGGGATTACGAGTTTGGGGTCTGGTGTTGCGACGTTCCTTGGCACGCCATCGAGCGCGAACCTTGCGGCGGCAGTTACGGACGAGACCGGCACGGGTGCGCTTGTCTTTGCCAGCAGCCCAACGCTGGTCACGCCGGCCTTGGGTGCAGCTACCGCAACCTCCATCAACGGCGTTACCGTTACCGGTACAAGCACGCCCGCGCTTTCAGTGACCGGAACCACAGCGGTCAGCGGGACCAACACCGGCGATCAGACGACGATTACGGGCAATGCCGGGACCGCTACGATCTTGGAGACTGCGCGCAATATTAACGGCGTCAGTTTCAACGGGTCGGCTGATATCACCGTCACCGCAGCGGCTGGAACGCTGACGGGCGCAACCCTCGCGGCTGGCGTTACGGCGTCCTCGCTGACTTCGCTGGGGACGATTGCCAGCCTTACGGCCACCGCGCTCACGGTAAACGACAACACAACCCTCGGCAGCAGCAACACGGACACGGTGACTTTCACCGCTCGGGTGGCGAGCGACATCAACCCAGCGACTGACGACACCTACGACCTCGGCGTGACCGGCCACGAGTGGCGCAACCTGAACATCGACGGGACGGCAAACATTGATTCGCTTGTGGCCGATACGGCGGACATCAACGGCGGGACGATTGACGGGACGTCCATCGGCGCGACCACGCCGAGCACGGGCGCGTTTACGGACCTTTCCGCAAATACACTTTCCGGACTTCCGCATACCGTTCAAGTTTTTACTACAGGCAGCGGAACCTACACCACTCCTGCTGGGGTGAAGGCGATATGGGTCCGCCTTGTAGGTGGTGGTGGCGGTGGTGGTGCTTCGGCAACAAACGCAGGAACAACTGGTGGTAATACAACTTTTTCGACTTTAACTGGATCTGGCGGGGTGGGGGCGGGGGCTGGATGGACTGCCGGAGGTGCGGGAGGGTCCGCATCGGGAGGAGATTTAAATATATCTGGCGGGGGCGGCGGTAGCGGTTCCCCGAATGGCGGATCATCGGGATCAACGGGTGGGAATAGTGCTTTCGGTGGAGGAGCAAAAGCGGCTCAACCCAATTCGGCGGGGTATGCAGCAGCCGCTAATTCTGGAGGCGGCGGAAGCGGCGGAAATGACAGTGCTTTCACGAATTACAGCGGACCGGGAGGTGGGGCTGGAGGGTATTGCGAAAAGCTATTTCATTCTCCGGCGGCTACATATTCTTACGCCGTTGGTTCTGGAGGCGCGGGAGGTGCAGCGGGTGGACAAGCGGGCGGTAATGGTGGTAGCGGCGTGATTATTGTCACGGAATACTACTCTTAAACCCATGTCTGACACCAACTGGCGATCCTACTACGGCGACAACCCCGACACGTCGGGCTTCGTGAATCCGCCGAATCCGCAGGACTACGATGACATTATGAAGTTTAGCGACTGCACGAACGTGCTCGTAACCGGCAAGGAAGTCGCCGCTGGCACAGAGAACTGCGTTGATGCGGTGCGCGGGTCGAATTACGAGTGGCGGGCGTGCTCGCTAGCGTCAGGCGCAGGCGTTTCCGCTGCGACGATCAAGGGGGCTATCGACGGCTGGCGATTTATCGGCTGCACCATTGGACGCGGGAAGCAGACCGAGATTGAGCTGGGTCAGTTCGACAACTATTGGACGCCGGGGCGTGCAGCGACGCGCAACGGGCTGATCAAGGCATGCGTGTCGGAGGACGGCTCACCCATCCGCGTGACCTGCTGGAATGCGGACAAGCCGGAGGTAATCGCAAGCAACGTCAAGATTCGGCAAATCCCGTGGATCATTTGGTTCCCCTACTTCTGCTGGCGTTATTTGATAACGCGCAAGGGTTGATATGCTTAGCTTCCTTTCATCTGCACTCGGCGGCACGATTCTCGGAAAGGTGCTGAGCTTTGGGGACAAGTGGTTTGAGAGCTACACGCACCGCAAGAACACCGAGGTAGACATCCTGAAGGCGAAGGCGTTGTCAGAACTGAAGATCAAGGAGGAGGAGCTAAAGGCGTTTACGACTTCACAGCAGTCGGCCAACGAGGATTCCGTGGGCATCCCGGCACAAACTGCCCCGTGGGCGGCAAACCTTGCCGTGGTAGTCGATTCCTTCCGCCGCTTCACGCGCCCAGCTCTGACATGGGCACTTGCTGCCGTCATTTCGCTTCTCGCGTTTCGTGGTAATCTGGACCCTGTGACCCGCACCGCCCTGGTGTCCGACCTCGTATTTACCGCTGCGACTGCGCTCACATGGTGGTTTGGATCACGGCCTAAGACCGTTTCTACCAAATGAACGACAATTTACAGCCAATGAAAATCTTTGCCGCTAATTTGTTTAGCTGGTCTACGACGCTTGCCAGCATGCAGATGGTTACGGATGTACTGCACATCTTTGCGCTTGTAGCGTCTTTGGCGGTTAGCGTGGTCTCCTGCTGGTGGATTATCAAGCAGGCCAACAACTTGGACAGGATTCGGCAAAAGGAAAGCAAAGAGTCCAAGGAGAACGAGGAAGACGCCAGTTTGTAAAACCCCTTTAAACGCCCATTAAAGCCCTTTTAAGAGGTTTTCTCCCCAAACCGCTACCATGCCCCTAAACCCTCGCAATTTGCCCTGTAATAGCCCTAGACGGGACGTTAAAGGCGGCAAGAAGTTTGTGGTGAAGGGTTGCCAAGACGGCAAGGAGCGGGTTGTGCGCTTTGGTGATGCTAACATGACCATTAAGAAATCAATCCCTGCCCGCAAGAAAAGTTACTGCGCTAGGTCTGGTGGGATTAAGGGAACAAGCAACAAACTTAGCGCAAACTACTGGAGCCGAAAGGCTTGGAACTGTTAATACTATGTACGCAAAAATGGAAGGCAAAGAGAAGTACAATTCGCGCAAGCAGAAGATGCGCCACGAAAAGAACGAGGGTAAGCGCGAGCGCATGATGGAGTACGGCAAGCGCAAGAAGTGCAAGTGAAACGCTCTACCGTCAACTCGGCGGGCGTCTACACGAAGCCCACCATGCGTAAGCGGCTGTTCCAGAGCATTAAGTCTGGATCAAAGGGCGGTCGCCCCGGCCAGTGGTCGGCGCGTAAGGCTCAGCTTCTAGCCGTGAAGTACAAGAAGGCTGGCGGGGGCTACACCACGTCTAAGTGAAACTCCTACCACGTCCAAATGAAACCCCAACAGCGTAGCCTACGAGACTGGTCTAGGCAGGCATGGCGTACCAACTCGGGAAAGCCCAGCCTTAAAACTGGCGAACGCTACCTCCCAGACGCCGCGTGGAAGTCCATGACTGCCGCTGAAAAGAGCGCGACAAACCGCGCCAAGCGCAAGGGGATGAAGGCCGGTAAGCAGTTTGTCCCGCAGCCTAAAGCCATTGCCAAGAAAACAGCGAGGTACCGGTAATCTGCCACAGTGAAGCTAATTCTTAGGCTATACTAAAAACATGCCGAGGTACAGCAACTATGGTTCCCTTGACAACGTTATGGTTGACGAGGGCGATGTCGCGTTTAACCGCGTAAATGCGCGGCTTCGTCCAGACCAGCTTCAGCCTGGAGAGATAGCGTACTCGTCCAATGGGCGTATGGATCTTGGTGGGGCATGGCAACCGCGCAAGGGCATCACCAACTTCGACACGTCAATTACGCTTAATACGGCTGCGCTGCGCCTACCGTTTTACCTTTACGCTGATACAACGGCCAGCTCGTATAGCGAAGCAGCAGGCGTCATTACTATCAACTTTGCCACCGCGCATCCTTTTGTAAATGGAACCCTTGCAAGTATTTCCGGCCTTTCGGGCTCTACGCCCTCCGTCAACGGGAACCGCACGATCACGGTAAATAGCTCGACCCAAATTGAAATTACCGTTGCGGGCCTTTCTGGCAGCATTACAGGAACCGCCGTCGTTGGAGCCCCCCGCCTTGAGGATGACGCCGTAAACTCTGTTTATGGCTCATGCCTTTTCTCCGACCCCAACACGAACAACACGGAGTACATTGTCATTGCCACAACTGAGTTTGCTTACGCAATCAAGTTGTCCGATGGAACATCCACTCAAGTTGACTACCCCGCTGGCGTAAGCATTTCGGCTGACGTTGGGATGCTTCAGGCGTTTGATAAGGTTTTTATCTTTCGGGATGGGTTAACTGCCTTGCAGTGGAACGGGGTTCTTACTGGAACCCCCGCCTTTGTCCTAGTCGAAAACGGCGCATACGCGCAACCCGCGTATTTGGATGCAAGCAGCAATACCGTAATTTTAGACGGTCTCGTAACCGTCAGTGAGACGGCGCATGGCGTTACTCTCGGAGAGCGTGTTTACGTCATTGACAAGGGGTCTTCTGGGTTAGTGGAAAACGGCACGGGATATGTTGTTGCTACGGTTCCAAACGCAAACAGCTTTACCTTCTTTGCTGCCGTTGATGACCTTGCCGCAAGCAAGGTAATTTTCAGCCGCAGGATTTCCGTGGGCACGGGGTTTACCCACATGCCTGCCCCGCCGTTTGCCATTTACCACCAGCGGCGTCTGTGGATGCCGTACCTGTACACGATGGCTGGAAGCTCTGGCTCCCCAACGATTACAAATCGTGGCATTACGGACGAGATTATTGCGTCCGACATCCTAGATACCAACACCTACGACCAAATTTACGCCAACTACCGCATCGCGTCGGGCGGCGCAGACT